AATTTATGACCATTTAGTTCTTGCCGGGTGCAGCTGTTTATGCTATATAATATCCCATATCGAAACACGGTCCACGATAAACGGTCCGTGTCTAGGCTCACGAGTTGAAAGAGTCTACTGAGGAGAAACTCAACCGATACTTATAGGCGCTATATCCTAGTTAAAGCTTATATGTGTCAGCCCTTGAAAGATTACTAGAGGCATCGAGTTAGGGCACACAACAAAGGGGAGTTTTATAACTCCCCTACAACACAAAGGAGAGCACACAAGAAAGGACAAAAGATGATTACAAAAAAACATCTTAAAGAGTTGGCCGACATCGTACACAAGGCTCAGGCACAGGCTCCTGAACTTGCAGAGGAGGTCAAAAGCTTTGCGAAGCGACACGCCCCCAACTTCTCCGAGTCACATTGGGAAAGCTACATGATCAAGAAAGATGAGGAGATCTTGAAGAAAGCTGGGTGGCTCAGATCCAAATAGTAATAATTTATGACGGGCCGGGGTCAAGCTGCCCCGGTCCCAGTTCAGAAAAAAAATAAAAATAAAAAATTAATCAAGGAACATGCACAAGCACACGCC